ACAACACGCATTTGTTGATTTAAATGGAAATAGATATGTGGCTCTTGGAACAGATAAGTTTTTACTTTTATACTTTGAAGGACAGTTATTTGACATAACACCTTTAAAAGCAACATTATCATCTTCTACAATTGCAACTGCGAATGCTTCAGCTATCTGTACAATAACTACTTCTACTTCTCATGGATTAGAGCCGGGAGATATTGTTTTATTAGATAGCGTTACATTACCAAGCGGCACAGGTTTTAGTGCATCAGACTTTGAAGATAAATTATTTCAAGTAACAACAGTTCCAACACCTACAACTTTTACAATAACACAAAGTAGTAATGCTGGTGGGACAGTTTCAACAGGTGGTAGNATTGCAGTCAANCCCTATGAAAANGTAGGTCCTTCNGCACAAAACTATGGTTATGGTTTTGGTATATCTCAATGGAATGGATCTGTATCAGGTGCTGCAACATCAACTTTNAACGGATCACTAAGTGCAAACTCTTCAGGTACGGGTGGTTCTGGTACAAATNTTACGTTAGCTGCAACTACAAACTTTAGCTCTGTAGGTAGAATTTTAGTAGAGAGTGAGTTAATATCTTATGCATCTATATCATCACCAAACTTACAAAGTATAGTTAGAAACGTAGACGGCACAGACAATGCAGCACATAATACGGGAGTAACAGCAACAGATGCAACTAATTTTTCTGACTGGGGTGAAGGTGTACTAGCATCAGAAGTAACTCTTGAACCTGGTCTATGGAGTCTTGATAATTTTGGTCAGGTGTTGGTTGCAACAATTGCAAACGGTAAAACATTTACATGGAATGCAGGAGCTGCATCACCTCTAACAGTTAGAGCATCGACAAGCACATCTGGTTTTTCTACAGCATCAAATCCAACTGCATCGAGATTAACTTTAATATCACCAACAACAAGACACTTATGTCACTTTGGAACGGAAACAACTATTGGAGATACGACAACACAAGACGACATGTTTATAAGATTCTCTAATCAAGAAGATATAAACAGTTATGACATCACTGCAACAAACAGTGCCGGTGATTTTAGATTACAGGATGGTACTAAAATTATTAGTGCTATTAAAGCAAAAGAAACGATATTAGTTTTTACAGACAATGCACTCTATACAATGAAATTTGTAGGTGCACCTTTTACATTTAGCTTTGAACAAGTAGGTACAAACTGTGGATTAATAGGTAAGAATGCGGTTGTTGAAATAGATGGTGCAGCTTTCTGGTTATCACCAAATGGTTTTTTTATGTTTGATGGTACGGTTAAATCACTACCGTGCACAGTAGAAGATTTTGTATATAACAACTTTGATACTACCAAAGGCCAACAAGTTGCAGCAGGTATCAATAACTTGTTTACAGAAGTTGTTTGGTACTATCCTTCACAAGGATCTAATTTCAACGATAAGTATGTTGTATTTAATTATGGTGAGTCTAGTAGTTCTAGAATGCCTGGAGGGATATGGTACACAGGAACAGAGTCAAGAACATCTTGGATTGATGCAATTGTATATCCTAAACCCTATGCTACCAAATACGACTCTTCAAGCAATGGAAGTTTTCCAACAGTCGTAGGTCAAAGTGGACTGGGACGTACTCAATTTTTTGAACATGAAGTTGGTACAGACCAAGTTAACCAAGATGGTTCTACTACAGCAGTTACCTCTTTTGTACAATCTTATGATATTGATATAGAGCAAAGACAAAGCACTAAACCAGGACAAGCTGCTGGACCAAAAGTTTCAGGAGAATTTTTTCTAGCAATGAGAAGATTTGTACCAGACTTTAAAGCATTGACTGGAAACGCTAAAGTAAGTCTAGGTGTTAAAAGATATCCACAAGAATCAAGCACTACAACAACATTAAGTCCATTTACAATAAACTCGACTACACTTAAAAAAGACACGAGAGCTAGNGGTAGNTTTGTAAATGTTAAAATAGAAAATGATAGTTCTGGTGAAGAGTGGAGATTTGGTACACTAAGATTAGATGTACAAGGAGANGGACGTAGATAATGACAAAAATTAATATAAGAATACCAGAACCAAAAACAGAATACGANGTATCTAACCAAAAACAAATAAACAGAGCTTTAACTATTATGAAAGATCAGTTAAACTCTACATTTTTAGATGAAGTAAAACAGGAGCAAGAGAGATTCTCTTGGTTTATAAGTGGCTAATATATATAAAAACGAACTAATAGATTTAACTACTACAGATAACACTGTAATATACACAACACCGTCTGATTCTAGAGCCATAATTAAAAGTATTTTAGTATCTGAAGACGCTGGATCAGGATGTGATATAACTTTTACTATAACTAATGCTGCTTCTGCGGTATTTAGTTTGTTTAAAGACAAGACAATAGCCTCAAAAACAACAACAGANCTGTTAACTCACCCTTTAATTTTAGAAGAAAATGAGGTATTAAAGGCACAGGCAACAGATGCAAATGAATTACACGTTATTGCATCGATACTTGAAATAAATAGGGATTAATATGTCGTTTATAGAAACAGAAGCATCGTACAGAATAGAAATAATAAATGGTAAACCAGTTAAAATTATTACACCACAAACAGAAGTTACATTAACAAATACAAAAACAGGTCAAGAGTATAATTCAGATGCAGAAGCAATGCAAGATGTGCAAGATTCAAATACAGAAACTGTAGCTGATGATATTAAACGAGATGTTAAAGTAACTGTAGAAGCTTTACCAATAGGGGGAGATACTAAATTATAATGCCTCCAGGATTTTATAACCCATACGATCAACAAGTATATGATGCAGGTTTTAAATATATACCTCAAAGTAAATATTTATTAAATCCATTTCAAATACCTACCGATGACTCTACTACAACTCCTCCTAATACCGGAGGAATAACTAGTTTAAATCTTGGTGGTGGAGATGGTGGTTTTAATCCTTATAATACAGACATGAGCAAAGTTAGGCAAGACTACAATGCATTTCCAAGTAGACAAGCTGGTGAAATATATTCTAAAACATTTAATCCTAAACAATTAAGTGGAGCAGAACCTTTATTATTGAATAATGCAGCAAGTTTTAAAAGATCCATTGATCCGGAAACAGGATTGCCTGTTGGTGGGATTAGTATGGCTCAAGCGGGTCTGGCTATTCCAGGACAACAAGTACAAAACATGTATAGAACAGCAAAAGAAAACATGAATCGAAAAGGAGCGGATGCTATGTCTAGTGTTTTTCCTGATTATACTGCAGCAGAAGTTGCACGTCTTGCTAACAATAACATACAAGATTACAGACAAAACTACGGGGCTCAGGGGCAATACGTTGACCCTTATGACCCTAACTATTCTTCAATGACAGAAGCACAAAAATTTATGGACAATTACCCAGAGTATTATGGTGTGCCGTCAGGTGTCCCTGAACCAGGAATACCAGGTGCTATAAAAAGTTATATGCAAAATAGTTTATTAGGAAAGGGATTTGGAATGGCAAAAGACTTTTTAGGTAGAGTACTACCTATTAATGAAAGAGCTATTATGGAGAATGAAGCAAGAGGTGCAGGTATATTTACAGATGACATAGGTAGAATTGTTACCGATGATTATAATACTGCTGGAGGTATTATGGCAGGATACAATCTTAATAAAATAGATGCAGACTCATTTCAAAAACGAAGAGATACAATTAATGCAAAAATGAGTGATAGAATAAATCCTGAAACTGGAAAAACATTTAAACAAGAAAGATTAGATTTATTAGATGAAGCAGAAGCACAAATTTTAGGTGCACGTAAGAAAACAAAACAGATCTATAAAATGAGAAAAGATAAAAAAGATGCAGACAAGAAAAGAAGAGAAGAAGAAAAAGCTGCAGCAACACAAGAAAAAATAAAACAAAAAGCATTTAAAGATGCACAAAATGCTAAAGACAGCGACAACGATGGTGTACCAGATTATGTAGAAGCTGCAGGCGGAAGTGCTCCAGGTGGTATGTATAGCACTGATTATCAAGGTGAAACTTCTTCTCCTAGTTCTGGTGGTGGAGATCCATATGGAGGAGGTCCTGGTGGTGTTCAAAGTGGTATGTCATCTAGTTCTCCAACTAATGTTGGTAATCCTTTTGGCTATATGTCTGGTGGTAGAGTTTACTATATGGACGGCGGACTAGCAGATATGCTAGAGATATATGATTGATTATAGAACAAAAAGGCGATAAAAGAGTAAAACTATGGCAATTTCAAGAATGAATATGGAAAGACAAATGCGTAATATGGGCGGCATTATGGGTCTCGAAGACCAGAGACAAGGATATTTCTTAGGTAAATTAGTTAAAAAGATAACTAAACCAATTAAAAAAATAGTTAAATCACCATTAGGTAAGATGGCAATGTTAGCAGCAGCCGGTTATGGTTTAGGTGGTGGTACTATGTTTGGTAAATCACTTCCTTTTTTAAAATCAAGTGCGGGTGGATTTAGTTTAGCAAACCTTGGAACCAATTTAGGTTTAGGTAGTATAGGTCCTGCAGGTAAATTTTTACCTAATAAAATAGGTAGTAAGTTATTTTACAACAAAGCAGGTGATTTTAGTTTAGGTAAGGCGGGTCTATTAGGTCTAGGTGCAGCTTCAATTGCAGCGCCATTTTTTATGGGTGATGAAGAAGAAGTTGACGAAGGTACACCATTCACTATGGCACAGCCGGACATAGAAGATATTAGAGGTCAGGCTAAAGCATACTACTCAGACCCAACAAACTCTGCATTATATTTCATGCCTCCTAAGTCAGCTGTACAAAGATCTTTTTACGCTGCTGATGGTGGATTAGCTAGTTTAAGACCAGGATATAGAATAGGTGGTGGTGTATTACAAAAAATAGGTGGCACTATGAAAAATTTAAAAAATACTGTTATGACAAAATTATCTAGAATGACAGATGATATAGAAATTCAAACATCTACAGATGGAACACCAGTTGATGGTTATTA